ATGCATGTCAATGTGACAATACATAAATCTCGATCAGGAATACGAATTACATCACTTTCGGATAATTTAGCAGTAACATTATTAGTTACACCATTTGTTACAACAGATTGTGTAATGGTAATATAAGAAAATTGATCCAATGGAGGTATATTATGATCATTTGTAATATACATATTACCCCGTAAACATACAGCACGGGCTTTTCTTAAGCCTTTATTTCCAGGTAATGATGTTTTGATGAAAATGCAGTTGCGAGCAACACGTTCATTAAATACTTCTAAATTATCAGATTTATTAGAAGTAATTTGTGGTGTTAATTCAAATTTACTAAGATGAATATCTTCTTTAATCCAAGGATTATGTCTTTCATCATCTCGAGGTTTAGGTTTAATACCAATAGCATCCAATTCAACATTCGTCATTTGCTGATAATGTTGTTTTTTCTTACTAAATTTGTTGTATAGAGATATAATAACACCAACACTTGATATAGCTGTAATTATAGATATGAGTTTAATATGTGTGCTCAAACCAACTAATCGTCGTTGTTGATTTAAACCCAAATTAACCCAATACTCACGAGTTGTTGGATGAAAACCAAACAAATATGTTTTACATTCTCCAATAAATTTAAAGAATAAAGTTGGATAATACATTGTTCGACGAAGTGTATCAACATCTCGTCGTACATTACCTAATTTAAACATCATCATATTGTAACATATAAAAGTAAACAAAGATAAGTATCCTATAATAGTCAAATGTAATTCCAAAGAACTTTGTTGAGTATGTTGAACTGGAAATTCCTTTTCCATTTGTTCTACTAATTTTAACTTAAAAATGTCTTCGTCAGGAAATAATTTATTACTAGTGTATCTAGATATATATTGTTTTAAATCAATCCATAAATTTGATATAGGTTTAATGATATTTACATTTCTATCTTGTAAAACTTGTTTCATTAATTGAACTTTAATAGGATCACACTTACAAAATTGCATCGTAGGTAAAAAACATATTGGACATAATTCAATATTATTCATATCAGATACTGCATTCATAAATTTGATTTGACCTTCTTCATGATCATCAATAGCTTTCTTTAGAAATTGTAATAATTGTAACAATGAGCAGTTATCTAAAATACGATTGTAATTAGCATATTTTTCAGTAGATGTAGTTAAAACAGCTTCAACGATATCAACATCAAAAGTCCAATAATCATCATATTCACCGGACACACGGGGTGGTAATTTAGATCGATCTAACATACCATCAGATTTAGCAAATTCTGGTTTAACAGTTGGCGTTATAACTATAGGTAAACGTCTTTGAACAGCAGAAGCATGAGTAAAATATTGTGCTGCATTCAAATTTTTAATGTTAGTTGTAGCTATTAATAGTCTTGCCAACATTGGAGTCTTACCCTTATCTTCTAAAGCAGCTTGATCCGGACAAAAAGGTTGATTATTTTGAATTTGAATCATATCTTTAAAAGTTTCATCTCCATTAGGACATTTATTAGGATGTGGAAAACCAACATCGTCTAGAACAACACACCACATACTAGAACGAAAACCATCCCAAAAATTGGCACCAGGCGATCGGGTGAAACAAAAATCTGATTTAGTATCCAAATTCATAACTTTACCATAAAAATTGAATAGTATTTCTTTCAAATAAGTTTTACCAACACCTGATTCTCCAAAAAAAAGAACAGAAAATGGAGATTTTCTTAAATTTCTCGAACTCTTTTTTGTTATCAATTCAGTACGCCAAAATTCTAACTCATTAAGAATTTTGATTGTATTATCCTTATCAAATTTTGACATAGAACCTGAATGTTTTTTAATATTTTGGTATTTCTCAATAGTGTTATCAAGCAAACTCTGGTGAGAACTTAAATTAAATCCAAATAATTCTGGGTTATGTAATTGTGGAGTTTGTTTCTTGAGAATGAGATAGTCATCATATACAGCACCATAAGTTTCTCCACTATGGTATATACAATTAACGTCACCTGTCTTAATGATTTGTATGCCTTTTTTAAGAATATATAGACAAGTGTCAATAAGAGTAACAATAAAGGTGGGCCCAAACTTATATTTTTGTTTAAGCATATTAGCTTCTAAACAAGTATAACCAATATCAGTCATCTTAATATTGATAATATCACAAAAACCCATACTTAAAAAATACATTATAAGCCTATGAGTTTTTTGATATATTTTAGTATCTTTCAATGATGTGAATTTATTAAAAATATCATATATAGAATCAACATTATCACTGAAAGAATCAATTGATTGGGTTTTAAGATTATCTCCATGGGTGTATGAAGCAAGAGTTTCTATAAGATCCAATACTATTTCTCCAAGCTTACCGCACTTTGATAGTGTCTCACATGATAGAGATAGTAAAGATTTACCTGTTCGTAATCTTATAAAAATTATAATTGATTCAATAACTTCTTCAGTTTTATATGACGATGTTTGTGATCTATATATAGATCGTATCAGATATGTTAAATCTTCACAAAAAGTTTCAAAAAAAATGAAGTCTGTACCACATTTTTCTTTGAAAATATTTAAAGTTGTTAAATCAATACCACTAAATGATTCAAATAGTGTTGATGTAGAATCTCGAGATTGTTTTTTCATATTCGTAAGCTCACGACACTTACTTTTTTGGTTGCATAGTTCTTTCTCACAAGAAATAATATGCGAATATGAGTAATAATTATTAATTTTTAATAATTCATGTTTGATTTGGGAGGACGGACGAGGGCTCA